AAGAATTGCGATTTATTGATCCTCGCAAGATTAAAAAAATTCGCAGAGTTAAAAAAGAACAAGATAACTCCATAGATCCGACAAACCAAGCAAACGTAGTGACCAATATAGAAGAATATTATCTCTTCAATGATAAGGGGATAATTAACGCTGAGGGTGTAAGTGGTATTCCAATCAACACAGATTCTATATGCCACGTCACATCTGGTATTAAAGATGGAAAGGGAAACTATGTAATTGGTCACCTACACAAGGCGATCAAACCATTGAACCAATTAAAGATGGTCGAAGATTCTGTAGTGATATATAGATGGACTCGGGCCCCAGAACGAAGAGTTTTTTATATTGATGTTGGTAATCTACCAAAGCAGAAGGCAGAACAATACCTTTCTGAGATCATGACTAAACACAAAAACAAAATTGTTTATGATGGCGTTACTGGAGAAGTTCGAGACGACAGAAAACATCTTTCTATGTTGGAGGATTATTGGTTCCCAAGAAGAGAGGGTGGTCGAGGAACCGAGATTGAAACACTTCCGGGTGGAACTAACCTCGGAGAAATGGAAGATGTTAGATATTTCCTAAAGAAGCTGTATAAGTCTCTGAATGTACCAATTTCTAGATTAGAACCAGAAAACAGTATTCAACTAGGAAGAGCATCCGAAATTTCTAGAGATGAATATAAATTTAATCGTTTTATTATTAGACTAAGAGAAAAGTTTTCTGAGATTTTCGTAGATCTTCTACGGAAGCAAATGATAATGAAAGGTCTTATGTCTCCACAAGATTGGAAAGATATAAGTTCTGAAATTATATTTGACTTCACACAAGACTCATACTACACAGAAATAAAAACATCAGAAATGATGCGTGATAGAATTTCACTCATATCGGAGATGGAAGGAATTATTGGAACATACTACTCTCAAGACTGGGTCAGAAAGAATATTCTAAAGATGACTGACAGTGAAATTGATACAATGAAATCAGAAATAAAAGCCGAAAATGAATCTGGTGAAAGTGATATAGACGACCAAGAACCAGAACCCGAAGGCGAAGAATAAGGAGACTTAAATGAGTGACAATAAAGAAAATATAAATAATAGTTTGGAAGGAACATTAAGCATAATCGATGACATTGTTTCTGGTGATTATTCATCTTCACATACATCGATTAAAGATGTGCTAGATAATAAGGTTACAGATCTTTTAAGCACACATAAACAAGAAGTTGCCCAGACAATGTTTTCTGGTGAGGAAGAATAATGAAAACTTTTTCTGAATTTTTAGAAACTGATCTTGACGAAGCAGTGAAACGCACTGTCGTAGTTCGTGATGGTAAAAGAAAAATAAAATTTAAAACTGACAAGAAAGGTTATAAGGTTCAGGGTAAACGCGAAGTCAAAATTTCATCAGCTGATGCTATGAAAATGAGTTTGCGAAATAAAAAGTCTGCGAGAAAACGTGCTGGAAAATCTGCAACTGCAAACAGAAAGCGGTCGAGATCATTACAAAAAAGAACGGGAATTTAACATATGAAGCTGATAACAGAGATATGTGAAGACATTGAATATGTTGTAGAGTCCAAAGGAAAAGAACTTTTCATTGAAGGAGTTTTCTTGCAGTCCAATGTTAAGAATAGAAATGGAAGAGTTTACCCTAAAGAGGTTCTAGAAAAAGAAGTTAAGAGATATACCGAAAACTATATTAACAAGAACCGAGCTTTTGGAGAACTTGGACATCCAGACGGCCCATCTATCAATCTCGAAAGAGTTTCTCACATGATTAAGTCACTAACTCTTGACGGTGATAACTATATTGGTAAAGCAAAAATTATGACGGAAACTCCTTATGGTGCGATTGTCTCTAATCTAATTAAGGAAGGCGCGAATCTGGGTGTTTCCTCTAGAGGAATGGGCAGTGTCAAATCTTCAAATGGAAGTAATGTAGTGCAAGGAGATTTCTATCTTGCTACTGCTGCAGATATTGTTGCAGACCCATCAGCACCCGATGCATTTGTAAACGGCATCATGGAAGGTAAAGAATGGATATGGGAAAATGGTATTATCCGTGAGGCTGTCATTTCCCGTTATCACGAAGAAATGAAAAAGACAAAACAAGTGGAAGAAACAAAACTTCGTCTGTACGAAAATTTCTTCGAAAAATTGTCTAAAATTTAATTTTTATAAATATTTGTTACAAAATAACTCGATTAGGAGATAAGAAATGACTAATACAAACGAAGTCGCTGAAAACGAAATTATGGAAGATGTTGTATCGGAAGATGTGACAGAAGAGATTTCGGAAGAAGAAATCGTCGAGCAGGAAATTGAAGAATCTGAAGAGTCTGATGAAGTTGTCGAAGAGACAATTGCAGAAGCGGAAGAAGACGAAGATGACGACGACGAAGAAGAGGAAGAAGAAGGTTCTAAACCTATGAATGCCTCATATAAAAAGAAAGTCGCAAAAGAAGATCTAGACGTTCAAGAGCACATCGATGCTATGTTGTCAGGTCAAGAGTTAAGCGAAGAATTCCAAGAGAAGGCGAAAACAATCTTTGAAGCTGCTGTATTAGAGAAAGTAAATCAGGTGGCGGAAGAACTCGAATCTGAGTACAACGAAGAGTTTGAAAAGTCTGTTCTTGAAGTCCGAGCACAAATTGCAGAGAAAGTTGATGAGTATCTTTCATACGTTGCTAAAGAGTGGTTGGATGAAAATAAAGTTGCAGTTGAAAATAGTTTAAAACTAGAGATTATGGAAAACTTCGTAACTGGTCTTAAGGGTGTATTCACTGAGAACTACATCGATGTACCAGAAGAGAAGATGGATCTATATCAAGAAGCTCTTACATCTCTACAAGAGAATGAAGAGTCTCTAAATGATCAGATCGAAAAGAATGTTAAATTGACCCAGCAAATTGAGAGCCTTCAAAAAGAATCCGTAATTAGAACTGCAGTTGAAGGATTGACTCTACAACAGTCCGATAAAATCAGATCTCTCTCTGAGGGTGTGGAGTTTACAACCGAAGAAGAGTATGCTGAGAAGATTAACATAATCAAGGAAAACTATTTCCCAGCTGAAGGTACTGTTTCAGAAGATGTCCTAGCAGAAGAAGAAGTAACTGCAGTCGAAGATTCTGTTGTAATCGAAGACAAAGTTGTTGCGGAAACTATGAATCCAATCATGGAATCATATGTTAGATCATTGTCAAGATTCAGTAAAAAATAAAAAATTATAAATAATTGTAATTGAGATAAAATTTTCAACATTTAGAAAAATAAATTTAAAGGAGACTAAAGATGTACACTGAGATGCATTTGTCAGAACAACTTCAAGAAAAGTGGAAGCCAATCATTGAGCATCCAGATCTACCAAAGATTGAGGATTCTTATAAGAAAGCGGTTACTGCTATGCTTCTTGAAAACCAAGAAAATATCGCAAAAGAAGAAGCATCGATGTTGACTGAAGGACCGATAAATGCAGTTGGTGGCGGTATGTCTCCAGTTGTCGGTGGTGAAGGAAACATCAAGGGTATGGATCCTGTATTGATTTCATTGATCCGTCGCTCAATGCCAAACCTAATGGCCTATGATGTATTGGGAGTTCAGCCAATGAGTGGTCCTACTGGACTTATCTTTGCGATGAAGTCACAGTACGGAGATCAGGCAGGAGAGGCTCTACACAACGAAGCAGATACCGCGTTCTCTGGTGCAAATTCACCAGCACACGTAGGTACTGATCCATTTGCTGGAACAGCTGTTTCGGGAGCAGGTGATAGTGCAGAACTTGATTATTCTGGTTCTTCATATTCAACTGGTGGCCCAGCTGCTACTGCAAAAGCAGAAGCTCTAGGAGACGGCGCTGTAACAGGAATGGGAACTGGTGGTCACTTCAACCAGATGTCATTCTCAATCGATAGAGTATCGGTTACTGCACAGTCAAGAGCTCTAAAAGCAGAATACACAATGGAACTAGCGCAAGACCTTAAAGCTGTACACGGTCTTGATGCAGAAAGTGAGTTGTCAAACATTCTGTCTTCAGAAATCACTGCAGAAATCAACCGTGAAGTTCTAAGAACTATCTACTCAGTTGCTAAGCCAGGTGCACAAGCTGGCGTAACAACTAAGGGTGTCTTTGATCTTGACGCTGATGCAGATGGTCGCTGGTCTGTAGAGAAGTACAAGGGTCTACTATACCAAATCGAAAGAGAAGCAAACGCAATTGCTAAAGAGACACGAAGAGGGAAGGGTAACATTGTTATTTGTTCTTCAGACGTTGCTTCTGCACTTGCAATGGCTGGCGTTTTGGATTACAACCCTGCACTACAGACAAATCTTTC